AAGTACCACCAGAAGTACCATTACCACCTCCACCACAGCCACCATAAAAATAATTAAATTTTGGTATAGGTTGACATCCATCTCCACCATAACCAGCGTCGCCTGTGGTGCCACCACCTACCCCACCTCCCGAAATAGAAGGGAAAAATGGACTAATCCCAGTTATACCATAACCAGCTGATTTACCACCACCTCCTGCACCACCAGCTGCTCCACCTGTAACAACTAATCCTGTTGATGGTAACGTGACAGGGCCAGCGGAAATTGAACCACCGCCACCAGCTTGCCCAAATAAAGTAATGTTACCAGCTGCAGAAGTGCATAAATTCATTCCTAAACCAGCAAGAGGAGCAGCAGATATACTGTGGGATGAACCCCCAAGACCACCAGCTGCAGGAACTCCACTAGCTGCCCCAAGTGTTAAAGTAATATTACCACCAGAAACAATTCCTAATAGATGATTAGGAATAGCAGAAGGATATATTGATGCAAGACTAGGCGCACCAGCAGTAGGAGATATACTGCTACCAGAATCCCCACCACTTCCACCAAACCCAACATAAAAATAAAGTTCGTCTGGCAAACAATATGCTGGAAATAGAAAATTGTATTGAGCACTAGACCCACCTCCGCCTCCACCTCCTGGGGATGATGAAGATAAGTATTGACCAGAGCCGCCACCACCTCCACCAGCAAGCATGAATATATTAACCATGTTGATGCCACGTGGTTTTTGCCATGTCTGCCAGTATAGTGTTGGAGCAGTAATTGTGGTGGCTGTTGATACTGTTTGGCTTACAGATATAGTATAAGACCCAGTCCCACCCGAACCATTAGTAATTGTAGCAGGAATTATACCATTACCATATATTACTGACCCAACCTGCAAAGAACCAGATTGCACTGAACTGATAGTTAAAGTAGTGCCAGATATAGTTCCTTGGCCACTGAAAGAAGTTGAGCTGGTACCACAATAAAATCTTTGTTGATTAGTTTTTTGGTTTGTCGGTAAATCAAAAAAATCTAGCATTGTTATCTCTTAAAAACATGTTACTATTACTAAACCAGAACCACCATTGCCCCCAGAGCCAATGCTGCTATTGTAACAACCACCACCTCCGCCACCGCCGCAACCATAAGCTCCATCACCACCTCTTCCGCCAGCTCCGCCCAGACCACTGACTGGCGCTCCACCACCACCGCCACCTGCTCCACCTGTGAAGTATAATAATTTCGAAAAGTACTGGAATCCATTACCACCCTGTCCGCCTGGATTACTACCAACGCCACCGAAAGCACCTCCAGGTATTAGAGAAAAAATTGGCGAGGTGCCACCTATGCTAGAACCGATCGTACCACTACTATTAACAGCAGGCGCACCAGCACCTCCACCAGCACCGCCTGTGACAACTAATCCAGTAAGAGGTACAGTAAGACCACCTGCTGCTCCAGCCTGACCAGCTATAGAAATATTTCCTGCGGCAGATGTGGTCAAACACATCCCCAACCCAGCTAGAGGAGCTGCAGCTATAGTGCTTGCGCCTCCTGTAGTACCACCCGCACCAGTAGTACCACCACTAGTTCCCTGAGAACCAGCATTACCACCATTGGCGATACCTAAAAGAAATTGTGTGGTAGTAGCAGGAAATACTGATGCATAACTGGCAATTCCAGGGTTAGAACCAACGCCACCAACACCAACCGAAAAAAACAATTCATCTGGTAAATGTGTAGCGGGAAACAAGAAACTATATTGGCTACCAGAAGCTCCACCGCCGCCACCACCATAACCACTTGTCTGACCTGCTCCGCCACCACCACCTCCACCTAACATAAAGATGTGTATGTAATTGACGTTTAGTGGTTTTTGCCAAGCATACCAACTGCCACCAGCAGTGGTTGAGTTGCCATAAAATATCTGCTGATTAGAACCTTTTTGTCCTATAGGCAGATCATTCATCTCAAGCATTAATATGCTCCAGCAATAGCACTCACAACCCAACCAGCAGCAACAGTAGTACCAAGCCCAACGTAAATCTTATATCCAGGAGGTAGTGCGAAATTCATAAGATAATCAAGATCAACAGTTGCTGAAGCAGTAGCCGCAGTCGTAGCTGGTAGCGATAATTCACCGAATAACACATTGTTAGTGGCTGAAGTATTAACGCTACCATTGTTGATGTATATACGAGCTACTGATGCGACGTTAGTGCCGATTGCTTTAAATCTAAGACGCTGGACAAAACTACCATTGGTAGAATCTGCAGTAAGAATTAAAATATTGTTAGTGCTTACGCCAGTATAATCAGCTGCAGCTGTAGTAAGCGTAGTGGATCCGATACCACCTATGAGACCTACTCTTGAAAAGATAGGTGCCTGATTTCCTGCCATTGTTAAACTCCTATATTAAATTGAATCCTGCAGCAGCAGCATATAATTGACCTTGAGTCAGAGGCAGCGAACCCCAATATGCGTTAGCGCCAGTACCAGATGTATATAATAATTGACCCGCTGTTCCAGCACTACCGTTGGCAAAAATTACACCATTTACTGATAGGTTTGCTGTTACTGTTAACTGAGTAGAGTTAGCGGTAATGTTCGTACCAACATTCGCTGAAGTCGTAACATACAACGTAGCAGTGTTAGTTTGGTTAACGATATTTATTGCTGCCGCATTAACAAGCGTTGAGTTTGCAGTAAATGCAGTACCAACATTATGAGCAGAAGCATTCACAACGCCAGTCGTATTAGCAACAAATAAACCTGCCGAGTTGGCGATAATATTTGAAGAAGCAATATAAAGAACAGTTCCGAAATAATTATTGGTGCCAGTAAAATAAAGATTACCTGCTACTGTATAGTTTTGTGAAGTTACAAAGCTGGTAGCATTTGAATATGCAGTAGCAGCATTTGATGTTATTGCTGTATTAACGACACCAATTCTTGTATCCGTATATGTTGTTGCATTACTGTATGCAGTAGCAGCATTTGATGTGATTGCTGTATTGACAACCCCAATACGAGTATCAGTATAAGTCGTTGCGTTGCTGTAAGCTGTTGCTGCATTAGAAGTTATTGCTGTATTTACGACACCAATTCTGGTATCAGTGTAGGTCGTCGCATTAGAATAAGCAGTAGCAGAAGAAGTATCAGCATATGATGTTGCATTGCTATAAGCGGTAGCAGCATTTGATGTGATTGCTGTATTGACAACGCCAATACGAGTATCAATATACGTTACAGAATTTGAGTATGCAGTTGCAGCATTAGCAACCATTGCTGAGTTGGCTGTAGAAATCTTACCATCGGTATAGCTAGTAGCATTCGAGTAGGCAGTGGCAGCATTAGCAACCATTGCTGAGTTAGCTGTCGACAATCTGGTATTTGTATATGAGACAGAGTTGCTATATGCAGTGGCAGCATTAGCGACGATAGAAGAGTTAGTTGTTGCAAATCTATTGTCTGCATAATATACAGCGTTCCCATAAGCACTATTAGCAACTGTGTTAGCAAATATTACAGCATTTGAATAAGCAGTAGCAGAAGAAGCATCTGTATATGCAGTAGCATTTGCGTAGGCATTATTAGCAACTGTATTAGCGAATGTAACAGCATTTGCATACGCAGCTGCAGCATTGGCAACCATTGCTGTATTCGCTGTTCCTATCTTGGTATCCGTATAGCCAGTAGCGTTTGAATATGCCGTAGCAGCATTAGCAGCCATTGCTGTATTAGCAGTAGCAATTTTACCATCGGTATATGACACAGCATTTGAGTAGGCAGTAGCAGCGTTAGCAGCCATTGCTGTATTTGCTGTTCCGATCTTAGTATCAGTGTAACTGACAGCATTGGCATATGCTGCGTTAGCAACTGTATTCGCGAATATAACAGCGTTAGAATAAGCAGTAGCAGCGTTACTTGTAATTGCTGTATTGACTACACCAATTCTAGTATCAGTGTAACTGGTAGCGTTAGAATATGCTGTTGCTGCATTGCTGGTGATAGCTGTATTGACTGTGCCGATTCTTGTATCAGTATATGTTGTTGCGTTAGAATAGGCTGTTGCTGCATTAGCAACCATTGCTGTATTCGCTGTTCCTATAGAAGTATCAGTGTAACTGGTAGCGTTAGAATAGGCAGTCGCCGCAGTAGTATCCGAATAATTTCTCAATGTTGATGCTGTATTTCCGCCGACCCTTGCTGCATTTACGCTTGTAATGTTAATACCATTCGCAGTAATTACGTTGGCGGACAGATTCGCGCTTATGATTAAATCGCCAGTAAGCGTACCACCTGTAAGCGGAAGATAATTATTATCAACATATGATCTAGAGTTCGCGACAGCGTTCGCATACGCGAGAGCAGCATTACCAGAATAGGCAATAGCATTAGAATAAGCAGTAGCTGCTTTGGTCGTAGCATCAGAGGCGGCAACAGATACAGCGTTAGAATAGGCAGTTGCTGCTATAGAATTCGCATATACTACAGCATTGCTATATGCCTGGACAGCATTACCAGAATAAGCGATGGCATTAGAATAGGCAGTTCCTGCTATCGTGGCTGCATAAGAAACAGCATTAGAATAGGCAGTAGCAGCATTACTCGTAATAGCTGTATTAACATTACTCACGACCGAATCGGTGTAATTCTTAGAATTGGCAACAGCATTAGCAAAAGCAGTATTGGCAATATTATTTGCGAATATTACAGCATTAGAATAAGCATTAGAAGCTGCAGCGTTTGCATAAGATATAGCATTGGCATAGGCATTACTTGCTAAATTGTTAGCTGTTATCTGAGCTGTACCGATAGCATTAGTATACGCCTGACCTGCTTTAGTATCGGTATATGACACAGCATTCGAGTAGGCAGTCGCAGCTTTCGTTGACGCATCGGAAGAGGCAGTCGATACAGCATTAGCATATGCTGCGTTTGCGACTGTGTTAGCAAATATTACAGCATTCGCATAGGCAGTATTAGCAATCGTGTTAGCAAATACGATGGCGTTGGAATAGGCAGTGTTCGCTATCGTATTTGCAAAAGAGATAGCATTAGAATAAGCAGTCGCAGCTTTTGTTGTTGCATCTGAAGAGGCTGCAGAAACAGCATTAGAAAAAGCAACACCAGATTTAGAATCGGTATAGGAAGCTGCGTTACTATACGCTGTAGCTGCTATAGTTGCTGCATATGATGTTGCGTTGTTATACGCATTGTTTGCGTATATATTAGCTTGAGCTATAGCATTCGCGTATGCGGTCGCGGGACCAGAATTACCACCGACATAATTGATAGCATTAGTAAAAGCTGTTTGGGCTGCAGTATCAACGTAAGTCTTAAGAGCATAAGAAGAAGCAGCGTTACCGCCAAGATATAAAGAATTGTTTGACGTCAATAGAGCTACGTTAGCAGACAAACCTGCTAATGTCTGATAGTTTCCCAGATTGCTTGTTAGATTGGTAGTCGTTACATAATTTGCCAGATTAGAAGATAGCTGTGCATTAGATACGACATTCGCTGCTGACAGCGTCCCAATGTAGAGAGCATTATTTGCAGTACCAGTAAATACGGTAGAATTTATAGAAGCGTTTACAGCAGAATTGCCAATCTTGATTATTGATGAATTGACTACTGTATTGACAGTTGAATTACCAAATGTTATGGTATTACTGAATGTATATTTTAGAGATGGGTCAAAATTACTATTACCGCCTCCGGATACTGTTCCCCATAATATACTTGTTCCGTCCGTCTTTAAGACCTGACCAGCAAGACCAGCAGAACCGCTCGCAATAATCATCGTAGAGTTTGATAGTTCTACGTTCTGACTGAACAGAGCATATGAATTTACTGTAAGATTTGATGAATTGGCAGTTATATTATTACCAACATAGAGTTGGTTTAGAATTGCGGCGTTAGAATATACGTTCGCCCACTCAGCAGTATTACTTCCTAAGTCATATAGATCTGGAACATTAGGAGAAAATCCTGTCATTGGTAACTACTATCCTGTTTGTTTTAACTATTTAGTAGGTTAGTGTGTATGCAACTTGAGTATTGGCTGCTGAATGGGTGCATTCATACAAAGCATTAGCAGTTGATCCGCCAGTATAAGAAAATGTGTTAGCATTATGATTGAAAAGACTTAATGTGCCACCAAAATTATAACTGTTTGAATACGATAATATGAAGACACCAGTTCCTCCATTAGCTGCTGTTGCTGTCGCGCTACCACCAGATCCTCCTCCCGTACCATCTATACCTGGAGCGCCGCTTGTGCCAGATGTTCCAGTTCTTCCACCACCACCAATACCAGCATAACCACCAGCATAACCAAAATACGGAGTACCACCACCGCCACCAGCAAAATAACGATAGCCTGATATCGTCAAAGGCCCAACTGTTTGTGTTACTGTCGCTGTATTAGTTGTAACTGTATAAGTTCCTCTCAAACCCAAAGCGCTATTTGCTTCTGTTGAAGAATTTTGAGCTGTGACGTATGTAATGTTTGTTATACCTGTGCCTACTAGAACTTGGCCAAGAGTTATATTTCCATTTAATATAGCTGTTACGGTTAAAGTTGTTCCAGAAATACTGCCAGTATATCTACTGATTCCGCATATTGGAGGCGAATCTCCCGGACCTCCATTACCAGCATATGTAGCGTTAGCAGAACCACCCGATCCAAGATATCCACCACCACCACCACCATATTCTCTTGGACCGGAAGGAAAACCACCACTACTTCCTCCACTAGAACCCTGACCGGATACTGCAGTACCACCCGAAAATGATGATTGACCGTTTGATGAACCGCCACCACCAGAGCCACCATTACCGCCATTGCCGCCACCACTAGAACCAACAACCGATGCGCCTGCGCCGCCGCCAACTGCTGTATTAGTACCATAAACTGTAGCACCAGTTGCTGTAAAATATGAATTTATACCATTTCTTGTTGTTAATGTTGCTGCAGTACCACCACCGCCACCAACATTAACTGACAATGTTGTTCCAGGTCGTATAGTTACGCCTGTATTGTATATGTAACCACCTGCTCCACCACCACCGCTTCCGTAGTTAAAATAGTTAGAAACACCACCCATTCCACCACCTGCAACAAGCAGATAATCAAATGTTAGTGTTGGTTTCGATGGTACGACTGTTTTAGATGATGCTGAAACGGAAGCTAGTATTGGCATTATGCATACCTAGTTTGAGAAGCCAAAATAGTGTATGTTGGAGTTGCGGCTGTTTTTATAACGATAAAATTGTAAAGATGCGTAGCATTACTGTCAGCTACGAAAGAACCGCCATAAAGATACTTGACGGTAACACCAGTTGCAGTTCCGTCGACCTGTATTGATGTAGGAGTGTATCCTGTTGCTCCTGTACTTGTTATTATAGAAAATGACATGCTCTGCGCATTCGCCAACAAAGAATTAAAAGTAACAGAGCTATTACCGATAAAATTGAGAGTCAGACTTCCTGTTAAATTTGAGGTTAGATATAAGATACCACCATTTGATGCGTTCACCGAAACAGTACCTGTTGTAGCAGATCCGTTTGCGTTTACTGGCTCCAATATGGGCGCACCACTGGCCAAAAATGAAGTCGAAGGTACAGCGCCGAAATACACAGAAGAGTTGAAAGTTATTGTGTTGGTAAAAGTATACTGAGATGCAGTATTAACCCCAGCAACACCCCAATAAGCATTCGATGTCGATCCACCACTTAATAATGCTTGCCCTGCAGATCCTATTGATCCATTAACTGATATATTTGGAACAATTACTGTATTACCAATAGCTAAAGTATTTCCAACCAATACGTTTCCTCCAGAAACTACAAGCTGGTTATTGCCAACTTGTAGTCCATCGTTCTGGAGAAAAACTTTATTGAGTACAGCCATTTCTTAAGCCTGAGCTTCTGTCCATGAGAAACGACCAGAAACGGTATTAGCACCAGCTGTTAGGTTGGTAACAGCAATAGTCAATACATCAGGTCCGTCTGGGTAGATACCGTAACCAGCAGTTGCTGTTCCACCACTTAAGATAGAAGTACCAAGATCGCGGATGAAGGTCATATCTTGCTGAGTCACTGTTACGTTGTTACCACCTGATGAGTTTAGATAGAAACCAAAGATGGCTTCACCACCAGTTACGATAGTGTTAGCATTATGGAAAACATACTGTGATAGACTCGAACCACCTACGTTTGTCCATGTCTGGTTAAGCAAGTTTATCGGAGTGTTCAAGTAAACGCTAACAAGCATCGAAGCAGGTGTAACCATATCAAGTTCGTATGGAATCAACTGCATGCGGTTAACAATTTCACGAACACCGAGAGCGTTTCCTGGCTGGCTTTGTGATGCAGAAGGAGAAATACGGAAGCTCATAATAGCATATGTGTTACCAGTAGGAACAGTGGTTGAAGTTGTCATACCCTTCGTAAAGACGTATGCTTTATCGACCGTAAACTGACCGTCCATAATAGCAGAAGTACCCCAGTGGTTAATTTCTGATGCATAAGATGGAGCATGGAGTTCTACGTTGACAGGAGCTGTTGCAGAATATGAGAACGTCTGGGCGGCAGTAGCTCCCATAGGTGCAAAAGTTAGCGCTGCAGAAGCGTTAGTATTCGTTGTAGCGACACTCAGTGTTACGTTAGTTCCCACTACGTTTGTAACGAATGCAGCTGGAGGAACACCAGTACCAATAACATATTGACCTACTTGAATGTTGCTGTTAGAAGAAACTACAACAACAGGACTGTTATTTGTAGTGCTTGTAGTAACAGCACTCGCGCCAGCGAGAGTTCTTGCTACTGTCAAGCTGGTATTTGTTTTTGCTGTATAGTTGACGAACTCACTTGTTGTTGGGGTGCGAATCCATGCAATACCAGTATTTGGCCAGCCAACAGTATTAGCGACGTTAATTGTTGTATCACCAGTCGCGACACTGGATGTAATGTTAGTAATCTTACTAAACGTATTGGTCTCATAACGTCCAGGCAAGTTACCCGAGCGCATGTAAGCCTGATAGTTTACGTTGTTGTTGATTACTTTATGGCAGTAGATTACGTTACCGTCTGGGCCACGAACGCCAAAGCGAATGAAACCAGCACCATACCATGAGTAGTCAATATAGAACATCTGGTTCTTAGTCAAGTCAATGTTGTAACCAGAAGGACCAGTACCATCTAGACGATCGATATTGAAAGCGCTCTGAGGTGTTCTGTTATCAACTGTTCTCGTGATAATTGCGTTTGGCGAAGAAGCTGTCCCACGATAAGCAGGGCTAATTGTCATTGTAGTATCGGATAGAATATTTGTAACACGATACGACATACCTTTGATAACGATGAAATCGTTAACAGCTAGCTGTTTAGAAAACGCTGTAGATACGCCAGTTGATAGAGAAGTATTCGCAGTAACAGTCGCACTTCCTGGAGTTACAGATACATAGCCAGCTAGTTGATAAACTGAGTTACGGCGAACAGCATACAGAGTCTGGCCATCAAACTCCCAGAACATACCGTTCATGTTATCAAAAATACCGATACGAGTCGAACCACCGTACCAACCAGCAACAGATGCGTTATAGTTACCAGAAGCAGTAGTTACTGTAGGAGCTGAGTTTGAGACATATGTAAACGCATATGGGTTGATTACGTTTGCAACGGTCCAAGTACCACTATAACCTGTTTCGTTTGTGTTAGCGATGTTAACTGTAGCACCATTGGTAATATTATGTGGGTCTTTTGTATAGACTGTTACTGTGTTACCAGAAGATGTCAGCTGATCAATAAACATATTCGGCTTCAGAGTCGTACCTGTTGACATCTGAATGCCTTTACCAGACTGGTAGCGGAAATAACGACGAGTCTGGCGGATATACTGTTGATTATGACTTGGCGAATTAGTACTAAAACGAATACCACCAGAGAATGGGCGATGGAGTGTAGAACCCATTGGACGTGGGTAAACTACTGCGCCAAAGTTAATAGTAGCGTTAGTTGCTGAAGCTAATGGTGGTTGCGATACTGATACAGCAGTACTATTGATAACTGCAGTAACAATTGTTGGCGGAGCAGCTGTAAAATATGTAGCATTCGCTGCAATCATACCAGCAGCAATGTTAGCAGTACTTGTAATAGTATTGATGATTACGTTACCTGTACTTACGTTACCAGCAAGAGCCGTAGTCGTTGTTACAGCGCCACCTGGAGTAGCATTAGTATAAACAATAAAGTTTGTGCTGTTTGCAATGGTGCTAACAACCCAAGAACCGTTTGGAGCACCAGATGTTGCTGTGGTACCAACCAATGCAATCTCATTACCAAGAGCCAAGTTGTGAGGCTGAGTAGTAGTGATAGAAATTGCGTTTGAAGTATTCGATACAGCAGAAAGAGATATTGGAGCGAATGAATATTGGTAGCCCTGATAGATTGCTGTTACGTTATTGCTGTATACGGTGCCAGATGTACCTGGATAATAGAATTTTCCAGTATAAGTAAAATTGGTTCCGTTAGATGAGTCAATAATGTATGTACCATCAGCACCACCATAAAGCGTATCTAATACTGAGATAGGAGTACCAACAGCAAGGTTAGCATTCGTATTAGCAACATATGATCTAGAACCTTGTGTTGCTTGAATATCAGTAATCGTTAATGGTGTTGTCTGATAATAGTAAGCAAATGGCTGATTGTTTAGGAGAGCAAGTGGCTCCCACTTTGTAGCCTGTGTTGAGTATTCAAAATCGGTATCGATCAATGACTGTGGCTGAGATACACGCAGCTTGTTAACAGGATCAAGATATGTCTCAGATGGGCTGAACTTTTCGTCATATTCATCGATGATAATCTGTAAGCTATCGGTAGATGATAGAGCAGCAGTATTGTAGTTTAATACGATTGTTGTCGTAGTGTTACCGCTCGAATCGGTCGCAATAGTATACGAGGTCGAGAGCAGGTTTGGATCAGAAAAGTTATAGATTACGACGTTTGTTGTTACGTCAGTAATTAAGATAAGACGCTCTTTCGGAACAGCACGTGGGATTACGATTGTTCTTGTTGAAGGTGTAAAGGTATAATACCTATCGAGAATTACTTTTCTTGCCATTTATTTGATCCTTTAGTATCCAAGCATTATATTTAGTGGTTGGAAAGGTACTTGTGAATAATTAAAAGTTGGAGCGGAATCTTGGTTTGTTCTATAAGTTCCGTAAAAATTCATTCCAGTCATTGGTGGAGTAGTAAAGGTAATATTAGAACCGAATATCTTAAAACCCGATGAATAGAATGATATTTCTGGTTGATTGACATAATCATATTTTGCTGGTGTAACAGGAACACCACCTATAAACACTGTAACCATACTTGGGTTAGATGGTGTAACAGGCGTATTGTTGACAGACATTTTGAATGTATTGGTTATTGCACCATCAAACAGAGATGAGAAGTCATCAAGTATATAGGTAGTGCCAACACCCTCACCGTTAGGATATGCAAATGTGTTTGCTCCAACACTGATACTATTTGCAGTAGCATTGATAGTAAGGTTTTGAGCAAAGAATCCTAAGTTAAAGTTTTGTGTCATTCGTTACCTTTTTAACTGTATTTATTGGTTATTAAACGCTGCTGTTGGAGGCGTAAATGATGCACTATATCTATTATAACCTTTTGTAAATCGTATTTCATCCATATAACCTTGTAGGTAATACTCAACAGGTGAACCTTCTGCACCCAAATACATGGTAAAATTTCCAGAATTATTAAAAGCTGTATATGCAGAACCAGTAGTTTGTGTGCCGTTCACGTAGATTGCACCACCACTACCATTTCTTGTTACTGCAATGTGATACCATTGACCTGTGCTTAAAGCTCCTGTAGAACTTGCAATACTAACATAACTAGAACCACTGAAAGTTTCAAAATTGGGCACCATTGAACGAAGTATTATTCTCCACGTATATTGACTGTTACTTGTTGTACCAACACCCTGATATACTAAAACTTGATACGTATTAGTACCAGTCACATACACCCAACACTCAAATGTAAATGGAGCATTTGTAACATCTATATTATAGTTCCATGGGATTGTTAAATAATCTGATGAGCCATTGAACGCAATACTACTACCACCAAATTTTGATTGTGTTGTACTAATTTGAGCAGCCCCATAAGTTAAAAGATCACATTTAGTAGATTGATCGTAAATTCCAGCATTAGTTCCGTTTACTAATAATTGAGTGTTTGTAATTGCTGTAACTGGTGCTGTTGGTGGTGTGAAGTTAGTTGTATAAACGGCAGTTCCGTTTACAATTCTAGCATTAGTGATATAACCATTGAAATAAGTAGGATCCCCTGTTGCTCCAATTCTAAGAATATTAGATGATGTAGCATCCAAAGTGGCACTGCTCGTAGCACCAGCACCAACAACTGCACCATTTAAGTATGATTTTATAGCACTACCAGATCTTACAAGGGCATAATGATACCACTGTCCAGCAACAACTGTGCCCAAACTCTGAGCATTGATAACATCCCAGCTGAAATTATTCGAAGACATATAAAGTGTAAGTGTTCCGGATGATACCCATAATAGATAAGGACAATAAGTGCTGTTGGTTGTTCGCTGGCTTATTATAGGCTGAGTGCCAGAAGTGTTAGTCATATAAAACCAACATTCTACAGTAAAATCTCCCGTATACTTTTCTAAAGACGCTGAATACGGAACCGTAAGATAATCCGTACTACCATTAAAATACATGCTACCACCAACGCTGCTAACACCATACGGTCCACTAGGAGCAAATGGTGATGTAGCTAGAACAGTTGGCGCTCCTGCTGCTGTTACAGTATAAGCATTAGTACTATTGTCTAAATGCCTATTAGATTGACATGTAAGTAAACTTGTACCTGATATAGCAGTTAGTGGTGTTGTTGAAGGGGTAAAAGAATTAGTAACACCATAGAGTGATGTACCTTTAACTATTCTTATATTACTCATTGTACCAGAAAAATAACCATAGCCACTAACATTTGCTATGTTAATTGTATTAGTAGCTGTGTAATTGATTGTGTCCGCTGTCGCTGTACCAATTGGTGTGCCATCAATAAAAAATCTTGATTGGCCACTTGCTCTAGACAGTGCAACATGATGCCAGTTTCCATCAAAAAGATTACCATAAGCAACACCACCAATCACGTTTGTTGATGCTACAACATTTTGATAATAAATTTGACTGTTACTGTAAACTATGATACCCCAGCTACTTGTCATCCAGATCAAGTTCATTGACGTACCACTACTAATAGATCTTACCCAAAACTCAATGGTAAAATCACCTGTACCAAATGCAAAAGCGCTACTTCCAGGCACAGTAAGATAGTCAGATGTACCATTGAATACAGTACTCCAACCTGTTGGACTAAACGGACTTATTGTTCCTTGTGTTGCAGTACCATTTCTCGTTATAGTATATGCATTAGTGCTGCTGTCTTGAAACACACTGTTGTTTGCTCCATTACCACCATCAGCGTGTAATAACATAGAATTAAGATTAAATTGTGGATCAACAGGAAAAACATATTGTGGAAAACTATTATTGCCTTTATATTGCTGCGCTTCTACAATTGTGTAGATACCAGTTGCATTGCTGCTACTGGTTGCATCATAAGGACCAATTATCCCACCATTGTTTCTTATTCTAACCATTAACTGATCTGCTCCCAGCTACACACAGCTGTAATATAACCGTTTGCTACTGCGTTTATTTGTAATGAGTTATTTTCTAACAAATAGATAGCTGTATCTTTACCTAAGATAACAAGGCTGACAGCTGCTGGAACTGATACGTTTGCAGCAATCGTAGTGTTTGTCCCAGCCTGATTTATTTGTAATGTAACAGATTGAGCAACTGTGCAAGCATTTGTAACAATAAGGTTAGTTACTTTATAAAGATTACTTGATGAAGCAGGATTTTGAACGATGTTAGCGTAAGATGTAGTAACTGCAAGAGTACCAGTGTTACCATACATATTTACTATGTTAACTATATTTGGATTGGCCATATCATCCCCCGATAAGCATTGAAAGAGCTATACTTTTACCAGAAGTAGCTGAGTTAGCCCAGTATACGTTTGATGCAGAACCGCCTGATGTTAACACCTGCCCTGCTGAACCTGTGTTGCTTGTACCGTTTGCAGATATAAAACTTGTCGTAACCAAGTTTGAAGTTACCGCAGTAACAGCAGTAGCGTTAACTGAGATAGAGCTAACTATCGCATTTGCATTATTGGCTAAACCTGCAAGGCTATTAGTAAAAGTCATTGTCTACCTTTTTAATTGTATTTATTAGTATGGATAAAATATGATTGCGACACCTGTACCACCAGCAGCGCCAGCAGCACCAATTGTTCCGCCACCACCGCCACCACCGCCAGTATAGTTTGTACCAGCTGTAGTGTGATTAGAATTACCAATACCACCGCCACCTGGGGTGTAAGTAGTTGAATAATAGTTACCACCGCCACCACCATAATAATATGTTCCTGAAACTAAATGTCCATAAACGGTACCACCAGCTGCAGCAATTTGTGTTGTTAGTGTATTCCCTAATGTCGAGCCGTACCCACCATCATTACCACCAGAACTAGCAGCCCCCGATCCGGCACCACCGCCTCCGTTTGTACCTGTATATGATCCGGTCGAACCATTGTTGTTATAACCCGATTGAGTTTGATACACACCGAACCATGTCCCACCATTAGCTTGTGCAGATATAGCGCCACCACCTATAGTGGTAGTACCACCGTTGCCACCAGCAGAATAACCACCACCACCAGCACCAGAGCCGCCTGCTCCAACGTATATTGTATATGTTGTTGATGCTGTAAAACTTTGGTTAGTTAGTAATGTTACATAGCCACCTGGACCACCAGATCCTGGGAAGTTATTAACACCACCGCCTCCACCGCCACCAACAAGAAAAATGGTGCAATTAGACATATTAATTGATGGAACAAACGAATTAGATGCTGACGTAAACGTATGGAATACACCAAGACCTGGATATAAAGTTATAGTTCCACCTGTTGCTTTTGCTACAGCTCCAACGGGCTTTGGCCATGTACCAGCATTTAAATACAACGCTGTTTCGGGATTAGACCAGACACCTGGTGCAATTTGACCCGATACAGTTACAGCTGGCCCTATTATACCACCGTTGTTTCTAATTCTCATTAGCTTATTTGATCCCAACTTGCTATTGCTGTGATATATCCAGCAGAACCAGCATTGATTTGTAATGAGTTATTTTCTAACAAATATATTTCAGAATCTTTTGCAATAAAAACCATTGTTGCTTGAGATGGCACGCCAACGTTAGCTGCAATTGATGTGTTTGTTCCTGCTTGATTTAATTGGAGTGTTATGTTAATTAGAGCCGTGCATGCGTTTGTAACAGTTAATGATTTTACTTTATACAAGCTACTTGATGATGCTGGATTTTGCACTACGTTGGCGTATGAGGTGCCAACTGCCAATCCAGCAACGTTACCGTATAGTGTCGAACCATTGAATACATTTGGATTAGCCATTGTTATCCCCCAATAAACATTGAAATTCCGTAGATCTTAGCATTGCTAGATCCACCTGATCCCCAGTAAGCATTACCACTAGGACCACCAGATACTAGTGCTTGTCCTGCCGTTCCTGTTGATCCATTTGCGTTATAGTAATTAAATACAGCTGTATTACTTGTAACAGTATTAGTTGTAATTGTAGTATTAACAGATGTATTACCAACAGTAATTGCTGTTCCTAAGACTGTAGTATTACCAACAACAAGCGAGTTTGAAGATAGAGTAATCGCTGATTGATAACCAAATACATCAACAATATAATTATTTGGTGGTGTAACAACAAACCCAACATTTGAACCAGAAGTCGTATTAACATCAATTACAGGTATTTGTTTTACACCGTTAAGATAGACAGAAAGCATTCCTGGCAGGTAACCACCAGTAATAGCGAAGCTGTTAGCAGTTCCGTTTGCTGTAAACTGCTGATTGACCAGAACTGATGCACCATTGAATGAGAATGTTCCTGTGCCAACAGCATCAACCAATGAACCGTTCGGTGGTGGTGTCGTAAACACGATGTTAACACCACTACCAATATTAACGTCAACTCCAGGTCTCTGGTAAGAACCGTTAAGATATACGCTTATCTGGTTCGCGACATAACCACCTGGAATACCAAATGATGTTGTTGTACCATCCCCTGTTAGCGATGCTTTAGCTAACGTTGGTGTTGTAGAATAAGCAATGTATTTCCAAACACCAGGTGTGCTATAGTACTGGAAACGACTGCCTGAAGTCGAGTCAGTAAAAATATATCCGTTAGCTACACCTGTTGGAAAATTAATTGCCATTGTTTACTCTTTTTTCATGTATTTATCGGTTAGGGAATGCTGATAATAATGGTGTAAAGGCTGAGGTATATCTGGCATAACCTTTGGTGATACGTAGATCGTCAATATAACCGTTATAATAGTAGTAAGTAGTGCCGTTATATGTAGATCCTATTCTTCCTACTGTACCGGTCGTAGGAACAGATCCTGCTAAACTACCGCTTGCTACACTTGTTCCATCTTTGTATATAGTAACTATTCCACTGCTTCTTACTACTGCTACATGATGCCATGTGCTGTCATTTGTCCATGTACCATAAGTTACTGTAGAACCGTTGATAGTAAAATATAATCCTCGAGAAGAACTTATCTCAAAATACCAGCCATCGCTAGCATTGGTAGCGCTTCCATATTGTGCTACACCATCATATCCATTAGTACCGTTGGCTGATTTCCATACCCATGCTTCTATAGTGAAATCACCGGTGCCGAATTGCCAATTCAGATAGCTGGGAGTAGTGATATAATCTGTACTGCCATTGAATAATATGCTGCTGCCACCAAATTTAGATTGTGTAGTACTAATCTGTGCAGAACCAACCGTAATAAGATCGTTCTTAGCAGTCTGATCGTAGATACCAGCGTTAGTGCCGTTTATTAGCAGCTGGGTAGCGGCAATAGCAGTAACTGGTGCGGTTGGTGGTGTGAAGGCAGATGTATATACTGCTGTACCATTTACAACACGTAGATTGCTGATATATCCAGACCATTGATAGCCAGTATTATCGTTGTATGTCCTGCCTATTCCAAATGCAGTCGCCCCTGGCCAAGTCGGTGTTGCGGTATTAGTAGCTACACTTACACCGTTGAGGTACAGAGTATTAGTAGAACCGAGACGGACTAAAGCTACATGGTACCATTGATTATAACTAACAGTATTATTGGCAGAATATGCGATAGTCCCGTTTCCGTTGACAAAAAAAGCGATTCGACCACTGGTATCAAAAAATATAGATACACCGCTACCGCCACTGGTAGTAAAACCCTGATTTGCCAAAATGCCGAATCCAGGAGTTCCTACACCTAAACAATATACCCAGGCTTCTATAGTAAAATTACCAGTAAAATTATTACCAGTGCTATAAGAAGTCATAAGATAATCGGGATTAGCCTGATTGAAATATGCGCTACCACCAACACTACTGACACCATAAGCAGCAGCGGGAGGTAATGGTGAGAATGGTTGGACGCTGGGAGTGCCTGATGGTGTTATAGTATATGCGTTAGTGCTGTTATCTAAGAAACGATTAGATTGACAAGTGAGTAATACAGTGTTTGTGATTGCGGTTAGTGGTGTTGTACTTGGTGTAAAGTTACTGTTGTATATCGCGGTGCCGTTTACATATCTTACATTAGATATATATCCTGCAAAATAACTTCCGATCGAAGTATAACCAACATTAAACTGTGTATCACTGAATGTATACGCTGATGATGTACTGGCTGCAAGTACTCCGTTGACATACAACGATATGGTACCAGTTTTTCTTACCATTGCCAAATGATACCATGTGTTGGCTAATGGTGTAATACTGCCAGCATTTATTAAAATATTGGAAGTATTACTTCTTATACCAAATCCCTGAGATGAACTCATATAGACTTGGAATCCCGTACTGCTGCCGCTGGCCACAATACTGAATATATTTGGAGCTCCTGAAGCTAATGTAGTTGCGTATGCCCACCCTTCGATCGTAAAATCGCCTGTGCCAGATCCTGTAACAGTTGCCTGTAGATAATCTGTGCTTCCATTGAAATAATTACTCCAACCAGTCTGGCTGAATGGTGAGAACGTTCCCTGTGTCGGTGTGCCATTGCGTGTGATGGTAGCTGCAGTAGCGCTAGAATCTTGAAACACACTGTTGTTTGCGCCATTACTACCATCACCATGAAGTAATAATGACGTTAAGTTAAATTGTGGATCGCCACCAGTTGAATCCAAAGGAAATAAATTATTTCCTCTATACAAGTTTTCTTCAGTAGCTGACCAGATACCACCTGCTGATGATCCAGTAGGTAAGTTGAAATACCCAGTAACGCCACCATTCATTCTAGCTCTTGGCATTAGCTTATTTGCTCCCAGCTGGCAATTGCTTGAATATATGCATTCGCCGATGCGACTATCTGGACTGCATCATTTTCAAGCAAGTATAGCATCGTGTCTTTACCAATTATATCCAATTTAGAGTTAGCAGCAACAGGTACGTTTTGCACAAGAAAAGTATTGGCACCACCTCTATTAAACATTACTGAAACAGAAGCAGCAGCAGTATTAATATTTGATACAGAAAGAGTATTCAATTTATAAACAGAAGCGCTACTTGATGGGTTAGAAACAATAGCGGTGTTAACTGTTGTTACCGCTAGTAAGTTAGTATTACCATAAATTGTTGATACACCAACTATATTTGGATTAGCCATATTATCCCCCGAATACTATTGCCATTGCAATGGCTTTACCTGTTGTAGCAAATGATGTATTTGGTGTTGACCAATATACGTTACCACTACTACCACCAGATGTTAAAACTTGACCAGTTGTTCCATTTGAACTGTTTGCTGTTATAGAACCACTGAATATTGTATTGCCAAAATTGGTATTGCTAAAAGTTGTGTTTGTAAAAGTAGCATTACCAACAACATTGATACCGTTACTAAATGTAGCAAGACCAGTAAACAATGGTGTATTAACAGGAGCGCCAAGATATGTCTCGTTAACACTAACCCACTGGCTACTATCGCCATCATTGTAATATATATACAAATCACCTGTAGCACTGCTATACCAAAGATTACCAGCCGAAGGCGAAGATGGTGCTGTATCTGATATTGTTACTGATGCGCCACCACCTGTTGGTGTTGACCAATAAACAGATGAACCATTTGAAGTCAGTACTTGGTTTGCCGATCCTAAAGAACCGTTCGCGGAAATAGCATTAACAGTTAGAGTATTACTAACTCTATGATTTACTGTATTCGAACCAATGATGATAAGATTCGTACCGTCAGAAGTATAAAGAACCTGATCGGTCATATTCAGAGCCAGTTCGCCCGCATTTATGTATTGAGAATTGGCAGAGTTTGTCGTATTTGGCGTGCGGCCAGTCGTGGACGTTCTCTTTACCTGAAAGGTATTATTGGCCAATTTTGGCTCTCCTCATCAATCGGTATATACCGAGGATTAAAACGAATTATCTTCTTTAGTAGTCTTAGAGGCTTTCTTATTTAAGCTCGCCTCTAATTTTGTTTTATCTTCTAAGAGAGTGGCGACTAATTTTTCAGCAATCGCCAATCTCGTCTGTAACATAATTTCTGATTTGGTTAGATCAGACACTTTATTGTTCATCATCTCAATGTAGGTATTAATAAATTCTTCATTCATAATAAAATCCTTGACTAATGTTTCAATCTATAATATAATCAGTAATGTGATGATGATAACTTAGAATGTACCGCCATCTAGAGTGCCATAAGCTGGTAGGTTGTTGGTAATCTGTAGAACCTGGCCGTTAGCAGCAGAACCTGGGACCGATAACTTACTTAGCGCCGAAGAAGATGATGCATATAGCAAGTCACCAGTGCTATATGAAGTCTGGCCAGTACCACCGTATGAAGCAGCAAGAGCGCTCGAAAGAGTCAAGGTGTTGGCAACAAGAGCAGAAGATACTGTGCTATTCGCAGTAATATTGACTACAGTTGAGTTAGCGACAAAAGCGCCAGTAGTCAACCAAGCATTAACAGTACCAAGGTTATATCCTGGAGCACTATTATCTACGACACCTGAAGGTTCAGTATTAGATGCGAAGATTTTAAATACTGGGTTTGTTCCAGTGCTCGCAGCGTGGTCGCGATAGAAACCAGCATACCAAGTATTCGCAGTGTTACCATATGTACCATAAACTACGAAGTCTTGTTGGTCAACATAAGTTGTTGAACTTGCCTGGCCATCAGCAATCTTAATCGAGTTATCTTTAACCTGTAGGTTATTGGTATCGATAGTAGTAAGAGTGCCCTGAACAGTAAGGTTACCACTAGCAATAATGTCTTTAACATTCAGTACTGCTGAAGTAGCATATACGTTAGTACCACCAATAACAACGTTCGCGCCAAGATTGGTAGTGCCATTAACCGACAACTTATCAGTTGGTGCGCTGTTACCGATACCTAAGTTACCGTTAGCAACATGATATGCTGCAGTACCGATTGTTAATGTATTGGTAGAAAGAGTAAGGTTAGCAACAGCAAGACCAGAAGCAGCGCCACCAGAAGCAGCATTAACTTGTAGAGTTCCGCTGCTGTCTTTTAGGGTCACAGAACCTAGATAGACAGTAGTACCACCAACATACAAACTTCTGAAAGCGTTGGTAGAATTACCAAGGTCATATGATACGTTAGAAGTTGGGATAATCGAGCCGCCAAGAGAGATCGCTGGAGCAGCAAGAGATGAGCCAGTAATAAAGACGTTCGATGAGATTACGGTATTGGTACCAGCAATCGTAGTGTTAGATGAGATGTATGTATTGGTGCCAGTAATCGAATGATTGGCCGAGCTAAACGTAGTGTTTCCAGTATACGTAGCATTACGAGTTAGAGTATCCGCCATAGCATTGGAATATGCAGTGCTGGCGTACGAGCTAGCAGAACTATCAGCATAAGACTGAGTAGCATATCCAGAAAGAGCAGAAGATGTTATATAGCCTTGGCTAGTTACATAAGACTGAGTAGCATAGGAAGAAGCGATTGTTCCACCAAGATACAATGCATTATTTGCAGTTCCGCTAAATGCAGTGCTATTGATGCTTACGTTAACAGAGTTATTACCAACACCAATAAATGTAGAGTTAGCAAGGAAACCACTAGTAGCACCACCATAAGTAGCAGCGGTATATGATGTAGCATTAATAGTGTTAGCTAGGATAGAAGTACTGAATGTTACAGTATTTGAGAAAGAAATTGTATTGGTAAAGCTGTATTGAGCAGCAGTGTTAACACCAAGACCACCAGCACCAGCCCAGTATGCATTCGAGCCAGAACCACCAGAGAACAGAACATAACCAGAAGTTCCAGGGCTACCGTTAGCATTAAGGATATTAAGATCAACGTTAGCAGCTAAAATTCTGTTAATACCAGAAGTAGAGTTGGCTACGAGAGCTTGGTTGGCAGTAAGAGTACCTGGAGTTCTAGCACCACCAATTGGAACAACAGTACCGCCATCAGTAGAACCGATGAATAGTATACCAGAACCACCAACTACGTTGGAAAAGGCTAATTCGCCTGGATTCAACGACGATGGAGTAGCTGTAGAAGCACTTCTTTTAATTTGAATTAGGTTATTAGCCATGGTTGTTCCTTTGTGTTATTGTTTTTTATATTTATTATAAAATCATCTTAAAAAGAACCGCCATCAAGGCTCGTCACGCTAATTGTTATGTTTTTTACTTCGTATTTATGCGTATTCGCATTGTATACTAGAGTAGCTCCATCAGATGGATGATCTTCGACTACATCTAGTAGATTATGTATATAATTTTGATTCAAAGATGCACCATTATTTTTTAGCGATAATGGTGGGTTAGATTGAGTCGTAGTAAGAGGGACCGTATTTGCTACGATTAGGTTTGGTCTTCTTATTGTAGCATTAATGTTGGCCATTATTGTGATACTCTTGGCGTTACAGTAACGATCCCCTCTACGACTCTAGTAACGACGCCAGTGCCGTCTGTCATGACAACATCATACACATATCTACCAGCTGCAAGAGAGCTGGTGGTATTTGCGTCTAATGAAAGATTTACGACTCCTGTGCTAAGGGAGACGCTAAAAGAAGTAGAATTGCTTGATGTATACCATTTACGAATCTGCGATTCGCCAGTATAGCCAGTAAGATCTAGAGGATTACCAGCATCATCAGTAAGAGATATTTGTGTATTAAAAGTAGTACCCTGATCAACAACTATGTTAGCCTTTGTTGCCATCTTACACCACCATAGTATTTCTTGTAAATTTGGCAACTACTGTTGAAGTTGCTGGTGTTCCTCTCAATCTCACAGAGCCAGAGTTAATGTCGGCCACAAACGAACACAGAGAACTATTGTTAACAATAGTGCCAAATTCAGTAGCATAAGCAGAAGTTCCGTCCTGGATCAATAATATCTTAGTTAGCTGGTAGCTACTTGTGCCGGAATCAGTCAATTCAATGAGATATTCTGCTGATCTAAATGTAGAAGCTGAGAAACTGTCGACAGTTATCTGAGCAGTGCTGCTAAAATTAAACGTATTACTATACATCGTATTGATACCAGCAATAGAAACCACGCCACCGATTGCAACGTTACCAGCTATGTTTGCTGCGCCACCAATCGTAGTATTTGCTGAGATATTAGCAAACCCTGTAATCGTGGTATTACCAGCTATGTTAGCAACACCACTGATATTTGTATTTGATGTAATGGTCAACAGGCTTGAGAATGGTGATAGGCTATTAGTATACATCGCATATATGTAAGAGTTCGAATAATATAAAGAACTATTTGATATGCTGTATGTGTTACTAAAACCGACTGGTGGGAAAATACTACCGAGAGCTGAGTTAGAAGCAATAAACAGGCCAGTAACATTCAAGACATATGTATTAACAGTGTTTGTTGTAACACCATTTGCAGTTATGTAAGTATTCACTGAGCTGTTGCCGAGAGTAACATACGAAGAGTTTGCAAAGAAACCGTTTGATGAAGTAATAGTTCCTACTGCAAAAGAAGCTGCGTTAACAACAGTAGAGTTAGCTTGAACAACTCCAGCTACTGTAAAGTTATTTGATGCATTTATATTTGTTGAGTTAGCGACAGTAGCATTGAAAGTATTAACAGTAACAAGACCAGTCGCATTTACTGTATTCGAGAACGTAGCATTACCAGTTACAGTTAATGTATTTGCGACTTGAAGAACTCCACCGAATGCAACGTTACCGCTGATGTTAGCAGTTCCTGTTACCTGTAATCTAGCATTTGGATTTGTATTACCGATACCTACGTTCGCGCCTGATGTAAGGCGCATGACTTCGTTGTTAGCTAATGTTCCATTAGCGAAAAAGTTGATATATGCCTGACCCTGTGTACCGATTGATAGATTGGTATTACCTGAATAGAGATAAACATCTGAAGGTCCATTGATAGTCCAAGAAGAACCAGACCAGTTGCTACCATTGATACCCAAGTCAATGAATACGTTAGATGTCGTACCTACACTATTGTAGAGAGCAAGATCGGTAGAAGAATTAATACCAGTGTTAGTATTTTGTAATACAAACTGTACGTAATTATTCTGGTTACCAAAACCTTCCATAATAGAACTTGGAGCAGAAAGATAACCAAGAACTACGTTAGCAGTAGCATTTCCGAAGAATGCTGTAGCATTTACTACGTTAAGGTTTGAAGTAACGTAAAGAGTATTAGGAGCGCCCATGACGCCACCAGAAATATAATTATTTACGAAAAGATTGTTAGCGCCAAAGAAACCATTCACATATGCGTTACCAGTAGTAACAGAACCAGAAGAAGTAGAATCTGCTGTTACTGCATTGGCTCCGATAATGTATACGATGTCGTTAGTTCTCTGGAGCCAAGTCCCAAAGCTCTGAGTATTAGTAACTTGTGAGATGGTTATAGTCATTTACTGGCTTTTCCTAAAATTTCTCTTAACATCTGTTTAATCTCAGAAACATCTTCTTTTAGCTGTTGATGTTCATTAACGACGTTTGCAAGTTTCTGTTTATATTCTCTCTCTTCTTTATATTTATTAAGCGAAGAAGAGTCCTGATTCAGTATGGCTTTACTATTACTATCTCTCAAAAGATCTTTATGATCGATTACTTTTTGATACATCTTACACCTGCAACGCTAAACATCTCATATCTGCGGCTCTTGGAATAATATAAGATGTCTCTGAGACAGGAATAATCTTAATAGCAAAAGTCTTAAAGCTATCATAAACGACATCAGTATTAGATACGTATCTTACTATGTTGTTATTATTTGCGAACAAGAAAGCTCCAGTCTGGTCTTCAATTCCAGGAATAATACCAATATCAGCATAAGCACTAACAGTAGTTGAGATTGATGGGTTGGAAGTTAGGACTAGAGTAGTATTATTCGCAACATAATTTACCATACGAACAATAAAAGTATTAGCAGCAGTATTATACAGATAGATATAATTACCGTTTGCGATACCTGCTGTCGTAGAAACTGTTACGTTAGCTGAAGAAGTATTGCATTGTGCATTATTTGAAGCCAAGAAAACACTAGTCGGAAAATCATATTCAAGTTCAACAAAATCATCTAGATTTGTCCCAGAACTTAATAAAGCAGGCGAAGATATTTCTACCATTCTAGACCAGTATATATTATTAAAAGCTGAAGAATCTTGGTTGTGTTGAATTTTAGCATAAACTTTAAAATCAGTTGTTGCTGGACGATATGCTGCTATGAAACATTTAAGGTCTTCGGCGTCTTGTTTATCAGCAAGAACTACGTTTTTAGAAATATATCTTGATCTTGGATAAATTAGATTAGTATTATATATTTCTCCGTATTTTTGTGAAGAATTAACATAAGCATTAATAGTTGAATTTCCTGTAACATAGATACTATAACCAGCCTGAAATGGACCAGAAGTATTTGAAATATACATAACACTACTGTTTCCATAATGGAAATTACCTGTTACTGTAACTGAACCATTAGATTGAGAAACAGGTTGTCCTGAATTGTTTCTAGAAACATAAAAACTATTAGTGGCATTTGAAATAGAAAGAACATATCCGTAAGTTTGCCATTTTTGGAAAGTATAATTTCTAGTAAAAGTAGAGTAATTAGAAATACTATCAATATATGGAGAAAATTTATTGTTTGCGGTAGTAAATTCTGCAGAAATTAAAGTTGTGTAAGAGCCACCATTATTGATAAGTTCGTCTGATCTAGCTTTTACAGCTCTTTCAACATCGTAAAATTCTTTTTCTGAATTATTAACCACAGGAATAGGAGATGAATCTGAAGTATTATTTTTTTGAATACCTGTTAGATAATAATTGATATTTGTGGAAAAAGAAGTCATATCAGCAAATTGTGGAATAATAGCATTATAAGATCTATTATAATTAGAATTTATGATTGCTGAAGATTGAGAAGATTTTCCTATTAGGTATTTTCCATAAGAGTTGGAGAAATTAGAAGAAGCGTTTGCCGTAGATCCCCAAATATAAAAATTTGTTGACATATACTTATTTGATATGTTTTGAGCAACAGAACCACTAAATCTACCATTAAGAGCTAAACCATCACCTCTTACTTGCCCTAAAAGTGAATTGGTATCGCTGAATGATATATTTCCTGCAAGAGAAAAAGCTGTAGAATTAATAACAGTATTAACAATACCAACCTGCATTGATGAACGATTGTTCGTACCGATATATATTGATTGGTTTGCATAAAAAATATTTGCAGTTCCGTTCCCAGTAAACGGAACTATGATAGTAGAATTTGATTGAGCTATAACATTTTGACTATAAGATGTCACATTAACAGTAGCTCCTGAGGCTCCGCCCTGAACATATAGAGTCGTGTTTCCAGAAGAAGCAACAAAAGCTCCAACAGTATTTGTTACAAGCAAAGAAGAACCGTTTGCATAATACAAGACACCTGTTGCTAAATTGGCGCTTCCATTACTCTGGTAAACAGTTTCACCAACTGAGAAAGGAATAGTATTTGTAGAATCGATTCTCAATTTAGCCAAATTGTAATTTGTATCAGATATAAAAAGCAATTCATTTGGAGTAAAAGAACCAATAAGATTATTGTACTGCATATTTTCTTCATCAAACATTGTATATACTGCAGTACCAGAACCACCACTGACAGTAAAATCAGCTGTGTAAATTGTAAATTTAATATCTTCAGATTGAATTGCTGTAAATTGTATATCGTTCGAAGATAAGAAAAGTGTTCCTGTATCATTATTTGTAGTAATTGGGGTGTTTAATGATACATCGGTCTTACCCAATTCTGCTGTCCAAACAGTATAATCAGGGTTACCACCAATCGGAATAATAACGAATGCATATGATGTTTGTGATTTTAAGAATATTGGAGTATCAAATTCAAATCTTGTAGGGACTGTGGCATCAGCAGATGCTGTAATAATTTTACTGCCAGCTGATATGGTCGTTGATGTGCCATTCTTAAGATATGTAATATCAGAAGCATACGTATCTGATATTTGTAACACTTTTTGGCCGTTCGGTAAACGATCAGTTGTTGGGTTACCATTATCAGTGGTTCTGATCTGCAATTCAACACCATAATTTGAGCTCACAGATGCAAAATAGATATCAACTGCAGTTAATACTACTCCATCGGTTCCACCAACGGGTTCATTAATATAGAAAGTTTGCGCAATTGGTTTAGTCATTTTTACCCCTAATTACTTCTTTGTATTTATTCTATAATCATCAAGAGTCAATTGAATTCCTTTTGACTCCCATTTATCATAATCAAAGTCATCTTCTCTAGGCCATCCAGTTACAGCGTAACCATTAACAAAGTAAGTATGACTCCCGCCAACAACAAAATTGTAGAGCTTTGTTTCTGGTGGCATATCGTATACCAATATTTCTTCTACGACTTTAGAAGAATCTACAGTCTTAAGTTCAACACCAAGTTCTAATTGATGGACTCTATCTTTATTTAATCCTTTATTGATTAAAATATCAATTTCATCGTTTTCTAGAATTACGGGATAAGAACCACCCCATTCTTTATAAATTGCATCTACCTCAAAAGAATAGAATTTTTTATCTTTAGAAACGTGAGGATGATCCCCAGCAGTATCATGTTCTGAATTGATTTTATACATCGATCTATTACCAAGCACAACATTATCTTTACCAAGAATTATATTGTGTTCGCCAAAAGCTCCTAGGACATATTCTCCTACTTTTACATCTTCAATTACTTTTACAGATCCATCTGCCATTGTTATTAAACTTCCGGCCAAGAAACAAGAACATCCGTCACAGTTATGAACAACAAATCCCTCAACAACATAAGTATGGTTACCATCAAGGGTAAGATCATAAACAACATAATCATTATCTTTTATTTCTGTGATAACATCTAAATCTTTATAAGATAGGCTGCTCATTGAAATTTCATTGTGTTCATAAATGCCCATCATTACAAATGAATCGTTCTCATTTAGAGGGGTTGTTTTGTTTTCGCCAGTTAGGTAAACTCTGACATCTAAATTGTTGTCAAAAACTCTTTGTGGATTAAATGTTTTCCAACCATTGATAGTAAGGAACAGATGGTCATCAGTGGCAAACGCAAAACCATTAAATCCTTTCATCGGTCTATCATTTACCGTTGTGGTTTTTACGTTTACAACTTTATTTATTTGACCACCATAACCGACAACTAAATCTCCGATTTCGACATCTTTAATTTTTTTCAGAGATTTATCAGCCATCAGTACAGAAGCTTCTGGATCAAAACAACATCCACATCCACCACCACCACAGTTATGGACAACAAATTCTTCAACAATATACGATTGATCGCCATCAAGATGTAAATCATGAACGACAAAGTCAGGATTAAAGATATGATCTTCAATTTCTAATTCAGAATATGGAACACTCGTTACTTTTCCATCTTTAAATAAAGTAAGAATATCTTTGTCATTAAGAGGAGTATAACGGTTTTCTCCTTCTAAGAAAACAGCATTTTCTCTGTTGTTTATAATTAATCTATCAGGTCTCCAAGTTTTCCAGCCATTATTGGTTAAGAACAGATGGTCATCGGTAGCAAAGAAATCATATCCTTTGATTTTTTTCATCATACGGTCTTGAACAGTTGTTGATTTTGTTCCTGTAACTGTATTAACATTACCTGTGGAACCTATAACTTGTTCGCCTTCTAAAATATCTGAAATCTTTTTCCAAGACCCATCAGCCATAAGAACTTTCGTATCTGGATCAAAACAACAACCACCGCCGCCATCATAACTATTTCCATCAGAAGCAGCAGGAATACTATCTCCGTAAGGATTATATGGAGGCTCTGGTGGTGCTGGAGCAGGTATAACAACAACACTAGAATTACTTGTTACTACAGTTTGAGTTATAGTCTGTTGATCTGTAACTTGTTGAACCGAAACAACAGCTTCTCTTGCATTTAATATAGAAGATCCCTTTGCTATACTTATGTTTGAACCGTAAAAATTACCTGTAGCTTTTGTTGTTATAGCATCTATACCTGTTACTGGGTTAGGAACATCATAAAGATTCATTTCTAGAGTCGTTGATCTAAAAGTATTTGGCGGAATTATTAATTGTGCATATAAATTTCCATTACTATCAACAATCAATGGATCGCCTAAATTTCCTGACGGAACATAAGAACTATTAGCTGGCCCAAGATAATGATTCACGTCTATATTGTTTATGAAACCATAGACTCTACTTCCTGGTTTTAATCCATGAGCTATCACAGTTACTGCAATAGATTTTACATAAGGTAATGTTGAAACATCTGTTACGAATGTTCCCACATTATATTGATTTGTGCTAGTAGTAACAGCAAGTTGTGTGCCAGCACGCTGTTGTTGAGTGTTAGTAGTAGTTGCTGTTTGTGTTGAGGTAGTGTTGATAATATTTCCATAAGAATCTGTAACAGAACTATAATCAGTTCCAGCTATCTTAGAATCAGTCGCTGAACTTGTTGTTTGCCAATTACCCCATTGTGTACCATATGCAGCAGAAATATTAACAAAATTAGAAGCAAGATCAATATTATTAACAACGTCTGGGCTCTTAGTAAGATCTGGTTGTGTATCCCCAGGAGGAATGAAATTTATTTCGCCAGACCAAACATATATATTACCTTCAATACAATTTCTATATTTACTTGCATAATTTTGAGAAATATATTGTGTTTCTGTATAATTTAAAAGAACAGCATTACCTTTTTTTACAGTGTTTGTGCTTAAATCTTGGCTATATTTCATAGGTCTACGGAACTGATCAAAAAATGGTCTCAATTCAGACTTAACAGTATCAATAGCTATATTATAATTTGGATCTAGAGTGTTACCTATGTCATGGCCTCTAAAAGGATCGACAAGAATACCATTTTGGAATCTGTTTTGACCTGTCGCGCTCGAGCGCACAAGAGTATTTTTGGCTTGTGTTTCTAACAAAGAGAGAGAAGTATAATATTCCAGATTATCAATTTTATTAGAAAGAACACCAATATCTTTCATGGTGTATCTTTTAATCTGAGTAATTGAATTTGTTATTGCATAATCATATCTTTTAGCATCATTGGCTTCTGGGGTTGCTAATGATGGATATGGCGGAACGGTAATAATCCCAAGAGTCATCGCCCCAGGTTGATCTACAGGAGGAATAGGAGAATTTGATGGATTACCTTCTACGATAATAAAATCACCATTTGTTTTAATCACAGCTTTATCAATTCTTGACAAATAATGTTGAATATCAGATTCAAAATTTTGATTTGGTGTAGGAAGATAAGTCCCTGAGGAAGAATGTTTAGAAGAAAGACTAAATGTTAATGTTCCTGATGGATTTGTAGTAGCAGTTGATGCAAAATTTGAAGAATTTGCCGCAGGATTTGCTGTGTTTGCCGCGAAAGGTCTAAAATCAACACAGTCTCTTAAATCAAAAATAGAACCATCAGTTGCTGTATATTGAGGAATAGCAGCAGTCTGAATTGCTGTTGTATTTGCAGTATTAGCATTGTCTATAGGATAAGAGTTTGCAGTAAAGAAACCTTTACCTGACGATTGATCATAAGTAAACACTTGCATATCAACATAAATGCGAGTATTTGCATCTAAATTAGCAGAAATAGGAGTAATCGTTGCGAGATCGTAATAATTATCTCTCTGGCCATTGTCAAATTTAAAAGCAGATGATAGATTAATACCAGAGTTAGAATATGTTCCTTCGTTTAGATAAATCGCATTAATCTTATAAACATCTGGGAAACCAAGAGAATATGGGCCATTAGTTGTAGCAGAATGACTTGCGCAATTTATTTGAACGATAACATTCTTTTTAATTTGTTTTTTGATCGCTACAGTAGAAGAACGAAGAACGTCATAATAGATCTTGGCGTTGAACGATGCAGATAAAGTCTCATTTAGAGTAAAAGTCGCAGTTGTTCCGCTAATAACAACTGATCTATTTCCTCTAGTAAAGTCGATAGGAACTCCAGCTGGGAATGCTTTTGCAAATGAGCCAGAACCTGATACTGAACCGATTGTATTCAGAGAAGTATTATTAGCAACGAATGTTACTAGGAAATTAGAGCCACCAATACTGATATAATCGCCTGGAACAAAATGAGATAGGAAAGCAGCATCAGAAGAACCAGTTACTGTGTTTCCAGATGTTGATACTGTACCAGTATAGTTAGAAGTATATCCTGATACTGTTGGGACTACTAAAAATTCTGTAGTCTGAGCAGGAGAAAGAGTGCCAGAAACATTAAAAGATTCTGTTGCAGTACCGTCAGCAGAACTTAAAGTGAAAGACATCGCTCCACCAGAAAGAGATGGAACGCCGAACGATGATGTTTTCTTATCGCGATAAACATACTGTGTGTTATTGAAACCGTTTTCTTTCAGCGCTTTCTGACCAAAAGGATAAATCATGTTGTTAAACTGGGCGCTCTGAATCTTAGAAATATTCGCATTAACAGTAGAATCATATGTCTGAATAACGTCAGCAACACCAACAACTGCAGAAGATTGATAGTTGATGATACTCTTAACAGCGCTGAAATTTTTACCTGGATTCATCTGCACATCAAATAGATATGCTGTATAGATATCTGAACCACTGCCGATATTACCAGAACTGAACATAAATCCACGAAGATATGCTGTTCCGATTCTAGTAGAGCTAGAATATCCAGTGCTTAACAAAGTGCCACTAGTAACAGCTGTTTTTGCAACGCTGTGTAATTCTACTTGGTATAATTGATCAGTATTAAATTCACCACAGAAATTATTAACATTGATATAATAACCATAATTTGCGCTAACAACAACATTTTTTACAGTATCGTAATCTGTTGATCTTCTAAGGTTTATTTTATTGTTGTTGACATATTGTACTCTATATCCTTCAACATATCCAAGACCAGCAGAAGAAACAAGATTTACATATGTAGAATTTAAAGCATCATTGGCAGCTTTTGCTTCTGTAGAGAGAACAAAAGGATAAACAACATAATTACCATTCGTTTCATATGTTCTCTGTGCAATTTGTGCACCAAGTAGAGCATATTGTGGATCATTTTTGATAGAAACGGGTTTACCGCTTTTAAAATCGCACAAAGAAAAGAAAGAAGAAGTGTTAGATATGTTATTTGCATATCTAGTTACGAGAGTAGGAATTAATTGTAAACGGTGTGCTCCTGGAGCTGCATAGTTTGGCGAACCAGCTGCGTTATCATAAAGAGAAGAATCAGCTTCTGGTGTAATGATATTTTCAGTAGCATCAAAACCAACAGAGATACCATCTGGCATATTATCATATTTTGAAACAATTAATGTCTGAGGCTGAACGCTAATAAAGAAACCTTTTTTATAGATGGTTCCGGCTGTAGTCGTAAAGGCATATCCAACGCCTGTTGAATTGGTTACAGTCGCAACAGTAAGGTTACCAACAGCCACGTTAGCCTGTGTAGTAACAACAAGATTATCGTTGTTAGAGAATGCTGTATATGTTATACCATTATTTGTTACTGAATTGATGTATTTTACATAAAGAGTGTTAAGATCAGGATCTTGTGTTATAAAACCTGCTACAGTATTATGAACGATAGCTCTTAAACCAAATCCATTAGTAATTACTTTATCTTGGAAATCTGTAATAGTAAATGCGGCGCCATTAGCATATGTATCGTTAATTTTTACGTAATTATACTTATCATCAAAAGTAAATGCACAACCTTCTGTGACAGAACCTTCTTTAAAAATATTACGCCCAAATTTATCAATTTGATCTTGTAATATTGTCTGCATCTGATTAAGTTCGCGAGCCTGAACAGCAACAGATGGGCGGTAAAGAACACGATAAAAATTCTTATTTACATCGTAGTCATCAAAGTAAGGCGAGCGGGATAGATCTGTTTGAAGAGCCATATTTTCCTCTAAAATTTAATAATAAGTCTTACACTCTCTTGAGATGTGTTAGTTATTGTGAATGGAGATACGTTTTCTATATAAGTAACAGCACCTGAATCACGAACCAAATCCGGATACAATATGTTATTATTATTCAGCAAACACTTACCAATCGCACCAGAATCGGTACCAACAACATTACCTGATAGAGAACCTGCTTGGAATCTTGGACCTTGTATATCACCAAGAACTAAGACAGGATAAACACTAGCAATTTCTGCAGTAATACCAAGATTATTTATAATGTTATCCGTAGCATAAAATTGTCCATTTGCTGCAGTTACTCTTAAATATGTGCTATTTGCGAATGTTACTATTGCATTAGCTCCAGTATTCTGACTGACTACCCAGTTTCCAGTGTCAAACGAACCACTGGGTAATTCAATAGCAAAATCGAATTCGTTATTATTGCTTATTACGCGACCAATAGAATTAGAAGTCTGTTGTTTAACATATTCAAATTGCTGAAATGCTGCGGTATTTGATGTTAATGGGAAACGAACTGTCTGGCTAAATTTACGGCCAAACGAAGAAGTAACATCAATAGTACCGTTTGCAGCATATATTGCTGTAACATTAGCATAAGCATTCGACCCTGCATCATATACGATGTCATTATATTCGAATTTTCCTGTTACATTAGTCAAGAATAGATTTGAGTTTTGGCCGCCTGGAATACTTTTAAGATATGCGCTAGCACCAGAATATGTTTCTGAAATGATATCAACATTTGAATAGACGTTAAAATAAGCCACATTAGACAAGGAAACATTTGCAGTTGTTAGTGAGCTGAGAGCTAAGATGTTATCGTTAGAAGAACTGCCGTTTGCGTATTTTCCATTGGCGCTAAATGTTCCTTTAACATTTCTCAACTCTAGATATGTTGTGTTACCATAAACAACGATACCAGCTGCATTCGTATTAGATTGAATTACAATCTCTCCTGGAACAAATGTATTGGCATTTTTATTTGTGATAGTAAGTTTAACTCTGTCAAAATCACCAACCTGTATCATTGCATCAGCAAATAATGGGTTTTCGATAATACCTACTCTTCTGTATTTTCCATAGACAGGAAATTTATAAGATTCATTGGTTGGGCTATCTATCAACACAGAAACCCCAGCATATCTAGCACCAAGCTCTGCATGAGTATCGGAACCATGGCCTAAAATTGGAGATATAGTTGCTGCAGCCAGAGCACCATTGCCATATGTGTTATTTGATGTTAGAGTAACATTAGCAGAAGTATATCCTTGGCCTGGATTGATTACTATTACTCTAGATATGTTATTTGATGTAGCAGAAAAATTATATGATACAACATTTGCTGTGGCGCCAGAAGTAAATCCTGTGATATAGAATGTTGAGTTTGGCGAAACAGTAAATGAACCGATAGTATTACTGATTGATAGAGTAGAACTATTTGCTTGATAAAGGATACCCAAACCAATATTGGCTGTACCATCACTCTGATACACGATTTCACCAGCAGTAAACGATATAGTATTTGTTGAGTCAATAATCAAAGTTGATTTTATATCAGTATTAACAGTTGAGTATGCGAGAGCACCACTACCATCACCAACAATATTAACAGTTGGAGATATGACATATTCTGTTAACTGATTCGGAATAGTATAATAAGATATTACGTTTGCATAACCATGAGTAATCTGCAGATTAGCAGAATCTTTTGAGAATATGTTTTGCCCAGATATAAATGTTCCGATTGGACTAGAGATTGTTATGTTAGGATAACTGGTTACAGCATGAATAGTATTTTCTAATAGTGATGATTCGCCTTTTAGGAAATAAGTATCTCCACCTATAAATCCAGTACCTGAAACATTTGTTAATATTACTGTTGAAGAATTGGCAAAAGATACTGTAGCAGAAACGCCTTGGTTGATACCACTTCCGTCAACCATGTTAACTTTTTCGCCGATTATGTAATAATAACCAAGTATGTTTGGATTAGTGATGTTTATTGATACGCCATTAAGATTTGTATTTGATACAGTACCATTCGCTGAGAGCAATGATATAGAAAGAGGTTCAGCAACGTATGGCATAGAATAATGAACATTTGCAGTCGCTGAATTACCAAAAGGAGAATCTACGATAATAACTGTGCTGTTGACAGAGGTAACACGTCTGACATTTGTATTAGCATCAGAACCAACGCGAATATAGTCATTAGCAGAATAATTCGAGGTAAATGAAGTCCCACCATTGGCAATAACCCAATTATTACCAGATATGATATTAACATTACCACTCTTGAGAGTGCCAGATTGAGATGTATTGATGAACGGATAACCTAACGAGAACGTTGTAGCAAGACTATTTCTTACGACTTTATATACAGTAGAGTTTGCTGTAACGATAGTTCCGTTTGCTCCTGTATCAGATTGAACTATACTGTCACCAACTTGGAATATGCCTTTTGTGTAAGAAACTGCGATACTATCGATATTTTGTGTTAGAGTATCACCAACATTAAAATTGCCACTATAACCATCAAGATTAAAATTGATAAAAGTATCAAATGGTGAATCTACACGAACCAGTTTGTTTGCGCCATTGTAATTGGTAATCTTACGGATCTGGCCTGCGCCGAAACCAGATTTAAGATACATCGAAGAACCCACATAATAATTGTCGATAGGAGCAGCATTAGCATCAAGAGTTACCACATAATTGTTTACGGTTCCTTGTAAAAATCCACTGTAATGTGCCTGATAGTTGTTACCACCGTTTAACAATCTAATAACGTCGATTGTGCCACCAACAGCATTACCAGTTACATAATTATTTGGTGTCACAGGAATATATGTAGTACTTGTAAAATTGGTATTTGCGTCAGAACCAACACTATACATATATTTCCAAGTATAGCCATCGCCTGTTTGGAATGTTCCAATCGTAGAAGTAAGAGAAGGTTTTACTGTAGAATTTGCGCCATTATTGTTGTCTATGCATTTATAGACTTCATAATTGTCGTTAAGAACATAAAATGCCTTAGAATAGAGATTAGCATCAAACTGATCGTATCTGTCGTAATATGTGTTATTGGCCCAATCATATCTTGGGATCATATATGAAACATTTGTATTTGAGATTAGTTTCCCAAAAACAATATCATTATAGATTGTAGATTCGTGTTGATTTACTGAGCCATCTGCAGGTTGAACAGCAGTATCATCATTTGCACCAGAATCATTTACCCATGGCTGTGGTCTGCCCATGAACAGATAATAAGATTTAGAAGAATTCGTGAGATTATTGATGAAAGAATCAATAATGTCTAGGTAATGATGTATCGTTAAAGCTGCCATTATTTTACCCGATATGATTTATTGTATTTATTATGAATAACTAACGCCATTCAATGTAAAAGAGATTGGTTGTGAATATTCTTCTGTCAGTTCGTTTTTGATCGAATACGCACCAAAAAGAAGGAACCCAGAGGGATGAACGAGGTCTAGAACGAATTTTTGGTATGTATCGATCATTCTGTTTGCTGTAATCTGGTATGAGAAAGCCTGATAAAAATAGCTATCTTGAATTTTCATAGTCTCACTAAGGAAACTTCTAGTGTTCTTATAAGAACCAGCGCCAACACCATTTAGATCAACAATTGTAGTACCAGTAACAGTAGCTGTATTGTTAGCGTTTACTAGATTTACGTTTTCATCTGGTATATATCCCAATCCAGAATCATAAATCGTAACTCCAGTAACAATTCCTGTTGCTGTTCCGGCATTCGCTGTTACGATAGCATCATAACCCAAATATCCACCAATGCCGTCTGGTATTCTAAGATCATATAATAGAGGCTCAACTATTTCTACTGTTGGGCTTGATGAGTAACCAGTGCCTGGATTTATGTTATTTAAGAATGTTATGGTTCCGACTTCTTTAACAACAAATCTTAATGTATTACCAATGTTGCTGTTTAGATTCTCATTACCGAAACCAGCAGGAAAATAACTCGGACCCCAGTTTGTTAATCTGTTAATACCAGTAATTTTTGCTGTCGCCCCAGATGTATTACCTGTTACAGTCAGACTAGGTATAAAATAGCCAATATCAGAAGTTGGGTTAAAGATCGTAAGAACAGAACTATTTGATGCGTAAGTATTAACGACTCCGTTTCCAGACACTGTAACTTTAGGAAAGGTGGAATTAATCTTAACAGTCGAAGAAGAAGTATTGCTTATTAAGATAACGCCTGGCACAAGATTTGCATTGTTAAGATTGGTATCCGAACCAATACAATATATCATATTTCCGTCTGAATTATATACAGTAAGACCTGAAATACCCAAAGAACTATTTGAAAGAGATTCGCCGTTACTGATATTACCAAATATTTGCACCACATCAAAATGTTTTGCGTTAGCGGATAGATGGATATATTCGTTGTTTATAAAGGTGCCAGACAATATCGAGACATTAAGAGCTAGACCCTCAGTCTCTATATCCAGTAGAGTATCTTTTAAACCATTGATGACGTCTGTGTTAAGAGAGACGATCTGAGTGTCTGTTATACCACCAACCTGGAAAGAAGCTCCTGCGCCGCCACCACCAGTAATAGTGATATTTGGGCTAGTAGAAAATCCTTTACCGCCATTCTTAAGATTAAAAGTAACTTTACCGTTTTGGTTTGTTGTGGCTGCGACTCTAGCAACACCACCAAAACCACTTCCAATAACATTGAGTAGATCGCCTACCTTATAATTATAGCCACCAGAAGTAACAGAAACAGTAGAAAGAGAGCCAAATATGACTGGAGCGTTAGATATGTTTATTTCAGGAAAATCATATGAGTAGATTTCTTCACCATATTTAAATTGTCCTTCAACATTAGAAAGATGTAAAATGTTTATGGTTTTACCACTAACAATCTTTGTGGTAAAATCTTCAACAACCCCTGTTCCGTTTCCAGAACTGTAGATAGAATGGCCAACTAAATCTTGTAGGTAATAACTATCAGAAACTTCAATGTATTTTGGAACAAACCAAGTATTATCGGAAGGTTTCATCATATATTCGCTGGGAATATAAAAATCTATATCTTCATTAAATAACATACGAAATAGCAGTTTATAAGAGCTCTCGTTACCCTTAGAACGATAAAGATCTATGATGTGTTTTACCAATAATCTTTTGTCAGTAATAACATTATCTGGAAGAGAGTTTATATATTTTGTCTTAAAATATTTGATAAATTCTGCTGTAGTAAGATCAATATCACCAATCTCAGATAGAGATCTAGATAAATTTATAACATTTCCCTGTTTTTCCATCCATTCATAATACGCTTGAACGAAAGCAATGAAATTTGGCCCCTGATCTCTATAGAAACCAGGAAACTGAGATTTAATTAATGGCGATATAAATTTTTCTATATTCATTAGACTGCATTTACATTAACTGACATCGCGCCGATATCTATTTCTACGATATTGTTGAAAGTACCAGAAATATCATCATTTACTGGTGTTCCTGACAGAATAATACCATTATTACCAAGAAAATCAATAACATTAAGATTTGTTATGTTTAATATACCTGTATTATAATCTATAGTACCAGCGTTCATATATACCAATGTGTTATTTGTTGTTATTTTCTTCAAATACAAAACTGGGTTTGTATTATAAACAGAAAATCCCAAAGGTGTAATTTGTCTTTCAAAAGTATTATTTAATTCGCTGTAATCTGTTATGATGTATGTATTTCCATCACTCAATAAGAATTGACTGCTACTGATCGTCCCTGGAAGTAGAGAATTATTGAATTTCGTTGTTACAGATGTAGCTGTTCCAATAATAGGCTCTACAATCTTATAAATTTGAGTATTAATCTGATTGCCTACGATACTGGCGTCTGCTGCATCAACAGCCTCAACTAATTTAGAAAATCTAAAGGTATTGTTGAATATCTGTAGGTTACTCTTATTAAATGCACTAACAGCATTAATCACAGAAGATTGGATCTCTGCTGGAGTCATGGGTGTATTCTTAAAATCAACATTTACGTTAATAGTTGGCACGACATAAACGTAGTCAGGATCAGAAACTACTAATTCTATTCCTATGATTTTTTTAGTTTTTAGATAAGTTATAACATCAGTTTTTCTTTGATTTGTAAGCGTCGAACCAGAAAATGTTGATGGTACAATAATAACTTTTCCATACTGTATGCTATCTGTAACTTCTTCGCCGCCGTATACGTTCACGTCTTTTATTTCTGGAAAATTGTTTAGGATAAGAGTCTTATAATCCGAAACAGTAACAGCTCTATCCTGAGTCTGATAATTTCTTGGTGCTCTAAAACGAATTGATTCAATTGTTTCGATAGGCGAACCATCAGCAGATGTAACTACTGGAGTTATTTTTGCTGTAGAATTACCGCCATTGTATGCTCCTAAATCTTTGTTTAAGAAGAAGGTGGTTACGCCATTACCATCAGAACCATTACATACTCTATATGTTACAAGAATCAAAGCATTGTTTTGCGGTACGCGACCAAAAACACCATCCCCAAATACGATTTCATAATAACCATCTAAAGTTGATTGTAGGAAATATATCTGAGATTCAGAATTCAAATTATACAGAGTATCGCTCTGTAAAAAATCATTAACATTAGAACCATTATCTTCAGAGACAGTAACAACGATACTACTTGTATCAATATTTTTATTTGATAGAACGAATTTTTGATTTTCTATGGTATTATCAACAATCATAGTCTCGTTGATGTAGGAACCCTCATAGATATCTAAACTAGTTATAGAGAATACGTTGTTTGTTGAAGTTATGGTCTGTGTTCTATCTGTAACGAACGTATAAGATCCATTAGCATTCTGACCAGAAAACTGTGTCCCCTTTGGGATTGAGAATGTGTTAGATATACCAGTAGTTATAAAGTTACAACTTACAGTAGCTTTTGCCGATCTCGCTGATCTTGGTGTATAATTCAGTTCTTTCGCATGCGAGACAACAGAACTGTAAAGCTGCGCAGTATCTAAGAATGTCTCAGAAGCCATCATATTAAGATAGAAAGAGTTGAGATATGTGTTGTAAGACAAAACGTCAAGGAGGACGTTCATGTTAGAACCTTCATAGTCATAGTCTTTAAACTGACTTTGCGATTGAAGGAACGTTTTTAGCTGGGATTTTAGAGTATCAAAATCTAACGATGTTAATACTAATGCGCTATTTGCCATTATCTTACTCTTCTAAGGATTAGATTTAAATTTATAGTATCTGGATTATTTATTAGAGAAAAAATGATGTTTACGTCAAAAGAATAATTATCAGGATTAGGATTGACGATAACATTCAACAGAATTACTCTCTTTTCGTTCTGTTTTATCGTTGAAGTTATATGGTATGTTATATTTTCAGCTGTAATGACATCGTTTGGTTCAAACAGAGCTTTGTATACGTTTGAACCAATTGTAGGCTGAAATAATCTCTCTCCGATATTTGTGAGTATGAGATTCTTTAATGATTGTTTTACAGATTCTTCGTTTATGACTTTACCAAGAGTCTTGTTAATCGGATGTACGTCCATATTATTCAGAAAATCGCTGAAATACTCTACTGGTTTTCCTTTTTGGACTATATCGGCTCTTGCCATCTATTAACCTTTACCTTTTGGTGGGACATTAGCAATTTCAAGCTGAGTACCATTATTAGATCTAATAACATTGCTCTTAGAAGATTTAATAGTAGTAGAACCACCACTGTCAATAACAATACCACCCTGAGTAATAGTTATTGAAGTACCACCAACATTTAATGTTATCGAAGTATCACTATCAATTATGATGGCATCCGAACTCTTTATTCTAGTCTTGCCATCGTTAGTCTGAATATCAAAATTACCGCTTTGAATATTTATACCATACTCACCAGTTATTATATCCATTTTATGGCCATTAACGACCTCAACCATATCTCCTGTGACAGCATGGCTTACGTTACCATCATGCTGGGTGATATGATTACCCTCTGAGGTATGAAAGACGTCACCACTACTGTGGGAGATACCAGAATCCTGTGTAGCTGATACGTTATGACCTGAACCGCCAGAATAATTGTCGCCGCCATTCTCGCTGCTTCTACCACCATCGCTGTTTGATCTGACCGAACCGCTTACCTTTTCGTCAGAGTGTCCGTCAGCCGTCTTGGAAACTCCGTCACCGTGATATTGGTGGGTTTTACCTACAACTACCTCAGTCCTAGAACCATCAGCTGCATGACCGTAGTAAGAGCCGCTTGCCATGACCTCAAAATATGCCTCTTTTCCAGGCTCAAGACTCTTGATGATCTGATTGCCGGCAGCATCCTGCGATACGTGAAGATTAGGATAATTTCCCTCATATGGGAGTTTCGGATGTTTTACATTATAATCGGTCGCCATTCTTATCCCTTTATGATTGGTCTATCTTGGCCAAATGTCTGGTTAATCTGTTGTTGTTGGACTGCTGCTTTTTCTGCAGTCGTTAGACCACCATTTAAGACAGATGCCTTATCTGCGGCAGACAATCCTTTCAACGAATCATCCAGTTTGCTATCTAATTCTGAATCTTTTGGTTTGATGGAGTCAATGAGGCTACTCTTTTTAGCAGATAACATGGCCTGACCCTGAGTAAAAGCTCCCATGGCTTTCCCAGCACCCTCACCAAGAACGGAGCTGGGCAACTGACCTTTCATGATACCATCGATACCGCCACCAAGTCCTCCAGGCAATAGTTTAGAAGCCATGCTAGTTATGTTATCTGGGCTGATACCAGAACCAAGGACTTTAGTCAAACCATCAACTTTCATAGCACTAAACCCACCACTCAGAGCGCCTAAGACGGATGCAGAAGAGGGAATTGCTCCATTTAACAGACTAGAAGCGAGTGAAGAAGTTAGAGCTGCAACAGCATTGCCTTTTACATGCTCTGTGGCTGATGCGTAATGCGGCTGGCCGTTTCTGTGTGTATATCTTTTTTGATTCGATCTTTTGTCATACCATTCTATGTAACCTGGATATGGATCTTCATCAACAGTATAATATTGCTGAACATACATATCTGGAGGATTATCAACAATAAGACTTGCAAGAGGAATCGGAGTATTGGCGCCTCTTGTCGTAGTAGAAGGAACTGCGTGAGGAACTGCTGCGCCACCATTAGCCATAGCGCTGTTAATTGCTGTCGATAGTCCTATCTTAATACCTCTTACAAGACTAGGATCTAAACCATTCAACAGACCAGTCGCTCCGCCCACTTTTAGAGCATTAGATAAGACGCCTGCTATATTACCTAGACCGAATTGACCAGCTAGATTACCAACCATACCTGCAACAGCGCCAGACATTAAATTCTGTAGACCTAGAGGACTTGAGATATTAACAATATCTCTAACGCTGGCCATATTACTAGCCATAGAAGGTATAGAAGCACTAAGACCTTTTGGGTCTACCTGTTTTACGAGGTCAAGAATGTGCGCACCAGAACCTTTAACAGCAGAAGCGACTGTGGGTATCGATGGTTCTTTTAGTTTCTTATCGACTTCTTGATTGTTTACGATGCCAGCAGCTTTAGATACGCTTTGAACTGATTTGACACCATTGTTAATATCATTGATTGTTATTCTGTCTGGGTTTAGAATACTGTACGGATTCTTAGCAACAGGAGGAGATTGATTTGTTGCACCTGTAGGAATACTTCCTGTATCTTTGTTAATCTCAGGAACACCATCCGTTACAGATCCTCCTTCAACAGGATCACCAGCTTTACCGAAGCTGCCCATGATGATTGGATACTGCTGATCTTTATCAGCCCACATACCCATGACCTTAGAACCTTTAAGAAGACCTAATGGTGCCTGTCCTATTTTTCCCATCGCAGCTGATGTGACTGGCTGCATTGGCATGGCCCAAGGTAATGTGTTATCTGGTATATTCTCTTTGTCATCATGACGCCCGTATACGCGCACGCGAACACGTCCTGACTGATCTGGATCCATGACATCCACGACCTCGCCATACCACATACCACCAAAACTACTACCTAAATCTCTTTCAGTCATTATACTCCGTTCTCCAATCCACCCTTCAGTAGTTCTATACAACAAGTATATCTTGGCTTAATGCCTTCTTCTTGTATCTCATGATGTATTCTAGAAATTAAAAAATTACCTGTCAACTGAGTATCATTACTGTATTCCCCAGTCGTAGAAACTTTTTTCGTAATATTAGCCTCAATTACAGCACCACAAGTTAGTTTGGTATCACCATACACTCTAATCTGTAAAGCGTTCTGCATCAGCTGTGCTATATACGCCTGTTGATCTTTTGAATTATCTGCTATGTTTGTAACAGCACGCTGCGATGTATCAACAGGTATCATATTCTGAGGAGGTATCTTTGCTCCATCATTATACTTACTCTTAAACTCGGGCGAGTCATAACTTCCTTTACCGCCTGACTTATACGATGAAGGATCTGGCGTATCATCTTTAGATTTATATTCGTGGGTGCGAAAATCAAAAGTAGAAGTCCTGCGTTTACCACCATTTGCGATACGGTCAGTTGAAGATAATTGTTTAGGAACCTTATATGCCAATATGTTGTTATCTGTCTGATTAGATGTGCTACTGTTAACAGAATCAGACTGTTTAAAAGATTTTACTGATGCTTCCTGAAATAATTTTTCTATGGTAACAAATTTAAATTTTGGGCTAGTACCGCCTTCTCTAGTCTCAAAAAACACATATGATGATGATTTGTTATCGGCGCTGATCGCTCTACGTCTAATCATATCAACTGCTTCATAAGGATTCTTGTGTGATATCAATATATCCTGGACTCCTTTTGTGTCCTCAGCTTCAAATGATTTACTGCTCTTCATATATCTTAGAAAGATATCTTGAGCCATATCACTGATTGTTTTCTTGTACGACTGCTGAACAAAGTTTGTCTTAGAATGTAAAGCCTCTTCGCTAACGCATTTCAGCATATAGACCTTAGATTTCTGAGCACCAGTTGGTTTACCATCATCAAGCATATGGAGTGCAAATTTAAATTCTGCACTGCTGCCGCCTGGAACTTTGAATGAAAATTCTACAGTCTCATCGCCTGTTATTTTTAATTGACCGACTTGGTCATCAGCGTCAAGAACAGATATATCTGCCAGTATCCCTGGTGTAAAGATACTCTCATATATCGAACATGATACGAATGATTTAGAGAGATCCAATGATCCTCTAGATGATGTAACAGTCAATTTGTCTACGGCAATATCGCCTGGATTAGAATCAGCCATTTGATGCTAAGAGTTTCTTTATTTCAGTTGCAGTTTGTTGAATGTAAGATTTATTTAAGATGTTTACTACCTTATTATTTTCGTTAGATTCTCTCTCATAGTCATATATTGTTACTGGACTCCAATATGTGTTTTCTGTTGGTGGTAGATTAACAGAAACTAGTAATATGTTATTCGAATATCCACCAGTGGTATTTGCTGTAAAGTTTACGTTTGACGTACTCTCTCTACCATACAGATAACTAGAAGCTGTTATAGAAACAGTATTGCTAACATTGACCGTACCATACATGTGTTGTAATGTTAATACACTGGTATTTCCTAATACTACCTGCCCTCTGCCTGTTGTTGTGTTATTAAAAACAATGTCAACTATCTCATTTTTAACAAAACCAGAACCATCAACATAATAAGTGAATACTTCGTTAGTGTTTGTTACCCAATCATTCTGTTTTCTGCTGTAGCCGATAGGAGTATAGCTACTGTTATATACTGGCTCCCAATATTTCTGTAGATCTAATGTTAGAGCCTCGAAATCAGCAACAGAAATCGTACCAGTATTTTCATACCAGTTATTTCTATAGAATGCTACTTTTTGTTGTAATGTATAGACATCTACATTATATTTTTTTGT